ATGACGATCAGGGAGGCTAATGCGGCCAACGAAGTGGCGCGCGAAGTGATTGCTCTTGCAAGGTCCGGAGCTGGGGTTTCGCCTGCGCTGGAGTGTGGCGTGGCGACGTTGCTCCTCAACGCCAACCTAACTTTGAAAGCGGGCTTCGACCCTAGAGGGTTTCTAGATTATCTGGCCGGTGCGCGGGTCGAGGGCGGCCGATGATGCCCCAGCATGAATACCAGCGGCCGGACCTGGTGGTGTTTCGCTCGATGGTTGCGTCCGCTGATCAGATCCGCGAGGAACTCAAGGCCATCGGCGACAACGAAAAACGTTACCCGAGCTCGCTTCGCGTGGTGCGCACGCAGTCGCAGCTGATCACAAAGCTCGCAGAGGAACTGCTGCGCCGGTTCGAGATAGCGGGCTCGGGTGCGGAGGGCTCCAATGGCTGAACTCCATGCAGGCCTCCGCATCGCCATCGAGCATCAAAACGGCGAGATCGACTACGGGCGGATCGAGCATTCGATCGATCACGCGTGGCTGGGAACCTGCTGCTCGGACGCGGTCGCCGTGCTGATTATCGAGTCCGGCGTCGGCGAAGATCGCCGCCTGAGAGCGCTCATCCAACACCACTCAGGTGAGTGGTACGACTTCGCCGGCAATCGCGTGGCGATAAGCAGACAGACGGAAAGGAAAATCGCATGACCGAAGAAAAGCTCACCGAACGGCAGTACCGCGCCCTGATGGCAACGGCCATCGGGCTGAGCCCCGACCAGATCGCGCGGCTGAGCCCCGCCCAGATCGCGTGGCTGAGCCCCGACCAGATCGCGTGGCTGAGCCCCGACCAGATCGCGCGGCTGAGCCCCGCCCAGATCGCGTGGCTGAGCCCCGACCAGATCGCGTGGCTGAGCCCCGACCAGATCGCGCGGCTGAGCCCCGACCAGATCGCGTGGCTGAGCCCCGACCAGATCGCGCGGCTGAGCCCCGCCCAGATCGCGCGGCTGAGCCCCGCCCAGATCGCGTGGCTGAGCCCCGAAGGGCTCAGCCGGCATAAGGAGCTCTGGGAGTCTGTCCCTGCCGTGCAGGGACTCTATTCGCAAATCGCAGCGGATATAGCGGATGCGAAACGCAGGCTCGATCAATCGACCTTCGGTCCTTACCGCGAGGAACCGACCATATGTGACAGCCCGATGTGCATCGCCGGACACACAGTCAACCGCGCCGGCGCGGCCGGGTACGCTCTGCTGCGAAAGCTCGATCACAACTTCGCGGCCGCGGCAGCGCTCATTCACGCCAAGTCTTGTCCAGACGTCCCGCGCCCGCGCTACGATTCGTATCCGAACGAATGGGCCCTGGCCTACATTCAGGAGCGGGCGGCCGAAGAGTCGCAGGGGCGTGTATGACGATCCGGGTTTCGCGCGACACCGTCGCCTGCAGGCTGCTCGATCCAGCACTGACGGACGACGACAAGACCTACATCAGGGCGCAGATCGTCCGCAGCGCGGCCCGGCATTTTGATTTCGCCGACAGCATCCGCTTGCGCGAACTGCTGGAGGTTGCGCACTCCTTCTCCACGGCGGGCGGCGTCGGGCTGATGAGACGCACATGAACGGCCGGTTCTGGTCAGAGGGCGACATCGAGCGCTTGCGCGAGTTATATCCGCACCAGCGCACAGATCGCGTCGCGGAGGCGCTCAACCGAACCGTTTGCGCGGTGTACGGCACGGCGCAAAAGCTCGGGCTTAGCAAGACCGAGGAGTTTCTGCGCAGTCCCGAAAGTGGTCAGTTGCAAGAGGGAATGACGCGCCCTGAATCCGTTCCGCACCAGTTCAAGAAAGGTCTCGTCCCGGCGAACAAAGGCACCCGGCGTCCCGGCTGGGCGCCTGGGCGCATGGCTGAAACGCAGTTCAAGAAGGGCGCAATATCGGGCAAGGCGAAGACCAACCAGAGACCGATTGGAACCATCCTCACCGATCACGAAGGCTATCTGCGCATCAAGGTTCGCGAGCGGAACAAGCCAACCGAGGTCGGCTGGCACAAGGATGTATGGCCACTGCTGCATCACGTCGTCTGGACGCGGACAAACGGCCCTATTCCGCCCAAACACATGGTGGTCTTTCGAGACCGAGACCGATCGAACTGCGTTATCGAAAATCTCGAAATGATCACCATGGCAGAGTGCGCGCGGCGCAACCGGATGTGGCACAACATGCCGCGCGAACTCGCGCAGGCCATTCAACTTCAGGGTGTACTGAAACGAAAGCTGAGGAAACACAGTGCCAAAGAACAAAGTGACGGACCTTCGCAACCACCTTTTCGAAACGCTGGAAGCGCTGAAGGACAAGGACAGCCCGATGGAAGTCAAGCGGGCGCTGGCTATTAGCCAGGTTGCCCAGGCAATCATCGATTCCGCAAAAGTTGAAGTCGCCTTGCTGAAGACCATTGGCGGCAGCAACGTCGGAACGGACTTCCTCTCGGTTCCCGAGGAGTCGCGTGAGCTGCCAAAGATCGTCGAAGCAAACAAGGTTGAACCGCGCAGACTCGCAGCCCGCGGCGCTGCCTGATGCCGATCCGTCGCGAGCTGCGCCACTTCTATCGGGGTCCGGCCTGGCGGGCCAAGCGCCGCTTCGTGCTCGATCGTGCTGGCGACAAGTGCGAGCGATGCGGCAAACCCAACCGGCAGCTGATATGGGTGCTGCGCGATGGCACCGGCCGCTGGGCGCTGTATTGGGAAGGCGGAACGCGAAACCTCACGCTGGGCCGGTGGCGGGATCAGTCGGGCGCGGAGATCTCCGCCCCGGCAACGCAGTCCGATCCGCGCGGCGTCTGGCCGTTCCTGATTACCTGCGTCCTCACCGTCGCCCACCTGAATCAGGTCGCCGGCGACGATCGCGACGACAATCTTGCGGCACTCTGCCAGCGCTGCCACCTCGCCCACGACGCGCGAGCGCACGTCGCCAGTGCCCGCAGGACGCGCGCCGCTCGCGTCGGGCAGGGGTGGCTATCTCCGGAAATTGAACAGGCGGGAGAACCGCAGGGAGTAACGAACGCATGACAGTCACACTCGAAAGCACCACGCGCATCGTAACCCTAAACGGCATCGAATGTCGGCTTTGGGAGGGCACCACTGAAGCAGGCGTTCGGGTCTACGCGCTGATCCCGCGCATCGCGGCCCATAAGGACTCCGATCTTCGCCAGTTCGAGGCCGAGCTGCTCCCGCAGAAAGCTCCGACCGACATTGCGATGCAGGTATTTCCGCTGCGAATGCTCATCTGATCCCGTCCGCTAAAGCGTGAAAACCATTACGTTTGTCGAGGATAGTATTGGAATTCACACAATTTAGTTGTACTATGCCGAGAAGTGGCAGACAGTACGGCCGCATCGCGCCCAGCGAAGGCGCAAAGGGGGACCCCGGGGCCCACTTCTTCGAAGACAACCGGCGCCCAATCTGGGCGCCCGGACGGCGTTGCCCCGATCGCCGCTGCCGACGTCGATGAACTCGGCCGGCTCGAAGCCGAGCTTGCCCCGTTCAAAGCGAAAATAAGTCGGCGCGACGCGATCAGGAAGAATCTGCGCGAGGCCTATTCGAAGGCCGACGCACTGCAGCAATTCGAACTCAAAGGCGAAAAATTCGTCGCGATTATCGGTCCCCGCGGCAACGAACGCATCATCAATTTCAAGGAACTGGCGAAAAAGATCGGCATCAAGGCCTACGCGGCGTTCGCCACATGCACCCTGAAAGCGCTCGGTGAACACGTTCCCGAGGATGTGGCCAGCCAGGTGGTCAGCTACGAGTACTCCGGGCCGCGTGACATCACGCTTGTTCCGAGGGCCGAATGACAGCCACGCTCCCGCTCGCCGGCTCAGGCCTCTCGGGCCGCGAGCGGCAGCTGGTGCGTGAGATCGCCTCGGGAGCGAAAAACAAGGACATCGCCGAACGGATGCACTTGACGGTGGGCACTGTGAAGGTGTACGTCTCGCGCCTCTTCGGCAAGCTTGGCCTCGCGAACCGGGGCGAACTCGTCACCTGGGGACGCCGGCACGCTCTCGACCTCGCCGCAATGGACCCGAAGCTCACGCTCGGGCTCAAGGCCGGCCAGCAGGGATTTCACAACGGACGGCCGGTGGAACTCATCCAGTTGGTGCAACGGGAGCTTCCTCAGGAGGTCTGGCTCGTGCAGCCGCTCTTCGTTGAAGGGCCACGCAGCGAGGAAACCTTCCACGCCGGCGATCGCATGACACCCATTCACTCCGGCCGGGTTTGAACAGCGCCATGTTCACCGACGAATTCTCATTTGCGGACGAAGAGGATCGCGACGAGCTGATCGCGCGCCGCCCGCAGACCAAGGAGAATGCGCTACGCCGAAGTGCACCGCTAAATCGAAGCAGTCAGGCAAGCGATGCGGAAACCACGCTATAGCCGGAGGCACGGTCTGCCGGTATCACGGCGGCGCGGCTCCGCAGGTGCAGAAGAAAGCCCGCGAGCGGCTGCTCGAGCTTGTGGATCCCGCGCTGGCCATGCTTTCGCGCATTCTCAACCGGGAGTTCGATGAAGGTGAGCAGCCCCGCACGGTCGAGCTCAACGCGGTGCGCGACATCCTCAACCGCACGAAGTTCGGCGCGGAAGAAGAAGCCGCCGGCGACGACGGCACCGCGACGTGGGAAGACTTCCTCGCAAAGTACGGCGAGCGTACATCCACTGCGAAGACACCTGTGGCATAGCTATCTGTCCCAATGCGCAGCCCGTGCGGGCCGCATAGGCAACTGGCGGCGCTACCACCGCGACCGCGCGATCGAGGATCAGATGGCGATCGTGCGGCGGATCGCGAAGGAACAGTCGCGGGTATTTGTTCACGTGCAGATCGAGGACCTCGAGCAGCAGGGTTATGTCGGATTGCTCGAAGCCGCGCGACGGTACGACCCAGCAGCGGGATCGTTCGGCGCGTTCGCATACTTCCGGATCCGCGGAGCGATCGTCGACGCGCACAAGCGGCGCCGGTGGCGCGAAGAGATGCTCGAGTCGCTGCAGGCGATCGCGGCTGCGCATGACGGGTGGCTGCCGCCGTCGATCGCAACGTGTCCCCTTCCCCGCCCGGACGAGCTGGCGGCTCGCGGCCAGATGGCGGCCAAGCTTGCGAACGCGCTGGGGGCACTGGCAAGCGAGGATGCCGAACTTCTCAGGGCATGGGCTGAGGGCGCGCCGATCCGCGAACAGTGCGAGATCAGCGGCATGAGCCCGAACTATACGCGGGACCGGGTTGCGCAGCTGATCGGACGGGTGCGTGCCCTGATTGAAAGGACCCTGTGAGCCACTCTTTCGGAGGCACGAAACCTACGCTGTGGCGGATATTCCCGCAGGTTTTGCCCGACTACTTTTTCTGGGAGACAAGCCGCCGCCGGTGGCTGACTTTTCTTTTGCCTGAGGTTCTCGAGGACCTGCAGTTCCACCCGCCTGCGCGGCAGCAGTTGCAGGGCATCGTCGCACGCGAGCTCGCGGCCGCGCTTCCGCTTGGCGTCGGCGTTAAGCTCCGATGAAGCCGCTGTCACAGTGCAGCGATCAGGAACTGAAGCTCATCTACGACAATTTCAGCAACCATGCGGCGTTCTGCCGCGAGTCGCTGATCGTCGAAACCGAAGACAAACGCATTGTGCCGATGATCCTTTCCCCGGGACAGGTGCGCCTCCGGGAAGCCATCCGCCGGCAGCGTGAGAGACAACGGCCGGTCCGGATCATCTACTTGAAGTCCCGCCGCATTCAGGCCACCACCGGCACCGCGGCGGAGTTCTTCCGTGAAACGGCGTTTCGCGCCGGCGTCCACACCGTCGTACTGGGTCACGATGCCAAAAGCACGGAAAACATTTTCGGAATCTATCGTCGCTTCCACGAGAACTACCGCCCGTTCGCCGGCCGGATCGTTTTGCCGAACCCGTCGAAGAAACACCCGGCCCCGCTCTCGGACCGCGTGTACTACGAGTACGGCGGCGATCCGGAGTCGAGCTTCATTCAGGTCCATACAGCCGGGTCCACGAATTTCGGCCGAAGCTTTCGCGTCACGAACGTGCACTTCTCCGAGTTCCCCTACTACGACAACCCGGGCGCGATCCTGAGCTCGGTGATGTCGGCGGTGCCGAAGCTGCCGGATACGTGCGCCGTGATCGAGGGGACCGCGAAAACCATCGCGGACAAGTTCCACAAGATGTGGCAGGACGCCATCGATCCGTCCTCTGACAGCGAATGGATCGGGGTGTTCATGGGCTGGTGGGAGCATCCGGCCAACCGCATGCCGCCCGCGATCGCGATCGAGCAGTTTGCCAACTCCATCACCAGAGAGGAGCGCGAGCTGATGGAGCGGTATCGCCTGGACCTTCAGCAGCTGTGCTGGCGGCGGTGGACGATTGCCAACGATTTCTCCGGAGATCTCGCGAGCTTCAAACGCGAGCACCCTGCGACGCCTGAAGAGGCCTTCAGCGCAAACAGCCGCAACCGCTTCAGCGTGCCGAACATTCAGCGCATGCCCATTCAGCGCGATCCGATGGTCGGTGAACTGGCGATCGAGGACGTCGGGATCGAGAAGCGGATCGTATTCCATCCGAACCCGCAGACCGGCGGCGCGCTGCGCGTTTGGCGCAGACCCGAGAAGGGACGCCTGTACGCAGTCGGCGCCGACTGCGCCCAAGGGATCGACGTGGGCGAGGGCCAGGGCTCTTCGGATCCGGATTACTCGGTGGCGCAGGTCTTCGATCGCGATACCGGCGAGCAGGCGGCGGTCCTGCGGGCACGCATGATGCCTGGCGAGACCGGCAGGTATATCGCGGCCCTCGGCCGCTGGTACAACATGGCGCAGATTTGCGGGGAGCGTAACCCGGGCGGCGGCGGGATCTCGATGCTGGAGGCGATCATCAACTCGGATTACCCGTCCGGGCTGCTGTACCATCGCTCGGTGACGCCGGATCAGGAACCGCAGGTCCGCGGCGACCGGCTCGGCTGGGACACGTCCGGGGTTTCCCGGCCGCAACTGCTGTCGATGCTCGATGAAGCGATCCGCCTCGACGCGCTCCACGTCCACTGCCACATTACCCAGTCGGAGCTGCTGACATTCATCATTAAGCCGACCGGCAAGGCCGAGGCCCAGGCTGGGTGCCATGACGACTGCGTGATCGCGCTGGCGCTGGTCATGGTGGTCTGCGAGCGTATGCCGCGGCCGCTGCGCCTGCCGGACGGCGCGGCTCGGCCGGAGGTGACGCGATACGGGCGCGGACCGCAGGGTGACGGACGGGGGACGATTGTGAGGCGACGATAAGCGGTGACGTCGAATAAACTCCTCATGGTGATCAGGATGCTGGCTTGGTGCGCATACGCCTACTGCGTGTTTTGGATCTCGGTTCGGTGGGGTGGTGGACGTCGACTTTGCAGCGGTCGGCTCCGGACTCGGATACGCCGGTCTAGTACACACGCACATTCCGCGCTGGGTCTTCAGGCTGCTCTACTGGATCGGCGATCGCCGCCGCCGGCGTGCGTCGAATAACTCCTAGCTGTTAGCGCGCGCCGGGACAAAAGGGCAGCGGAAAAGCCCTCTCTCGATCCCCGGCGCTTCCCTTCCCTGTCGAATTCCCCGGTAGTGACGCCACAGCCGCCCATTCCGGACACCGACGATCAGGAACCTGAAGACAGGCCAACGCAGGAGCAGTACCAGCTCAAACTGCCGCAGTCGGAGCTCTCGCGGCTCGGAACCCGCGTTCTGACCGACTACCGCTCCGCCCTCGCCGATCACAACCGGCGCATTCAGCGTTTCCGCGAGCTTTACCGGCGCTGGCGGGCGATGACAGACACGCCCAACCAGGGCGAGGAAACCGCCTCGAACTTCCCGGTGCCTTTCGTGCGCTGGAACATCTTCACAAAGTGGGCCAAGGAAATCGACGCCCTCTTCGGTGATGACGCCGAAATCGTGGCCGTTCCCGTGGGCCCGAGCGACTACCGCAAGGACAAGAAGATCGGGCGGTACATGACCTGGCGGGTCTTCAATTCCATGAAGCTGCTGGGCCCGATATGCGAGTTCGTTCTCCGCAAGCTGGTCTTCGGCCGATCGGTGGCGTATTCGCCGTGGAAGCGCGAAACCTACGAAGTCAAAGGCGAGGAGGTCGTCGATTACGAAGGCCCGGGCTTTGAGCCACTTTGGCCTGACGACATCATCGTGCCGGCGGAAGACGTGCGGTCGATCCACGAGTTCAGCTTCGCAATCCGGCGCTACCGGGTCACGCCTGACCAGCTGCTCCGCGGCGAAGAAGAAGGCCGTTACCAGAACATCAAAAAGAACTGGCATACGATTGTGAACCTCGCGCTGCACGGACAGCAGCGGGATTTTGAAGGCGAAGACATCAAGCTCGAAAAGGATAACGCGGAAGGCGTGCTGTACCAGCGTCCGCTCTCGTCGGGCGAGTGGGTGATGGTGCTCGAATGGTACGGCCGCTGGCGCCCGCTGAAAAAGGGCGTCGGCAAATCGGGCGGCGGCAGCGCGAAGGACGCCGGCGAGTACGACTTCGACAAGCGCGAGATGAAGCAGCGCGATTTCGTGGTGCGCTACCTGTACGACCTGAATATGGTGATCGGCGTTCAGGACCTCGAAACTCTGTACCCGCACATGCGGCAACGCCGGCCTTTCGTTGAGTCGTCCATGCTCAAGGCCGGAGAATACTGGTCGCCTGGAATGGCCGAGATGCTCCTCGACATCGAAGACGAGCTGCGCGCCAACCATAACCAGACCACCGAAGCGGCGCAGCTCTCCATCACCCCGACCGTGATGTACCGGCCGGCGTCGGGCTTCAACCCCGAAACCTTCAGGATGGAACCCGGGATGGCTATCCCGGTGGACGATCCGTCGCGCGACGTGAAGGAGCTCAAGATTACCGCGAACATCGAGGCGGCAACATGGAAAGAACAGGTCATGCTTGGCTACGGCGAAAAGCTGACGGGCCTGTCCGACATGCAGCTGGGCCGCCAGAGCGATCGCCCGAACGCGCCACGCACGGCAACGCAGACCGTGAAGCTGCTCGAAGAGGGAAACGTCCGGATCTCGCTCGACACCAAAGTGCTCCAGGAGGACATGCGATTTGTGCTGGAGCACTTCTGGGAGCTCGAGTACGAGTTTTCGCCCGATGAAACGTTCTTCCGCGTGACCGAGGAAGACGCCGACGGCCTGTTCCCGGTGAATAGCGGAGGGTCGATTCTCAGCTACCAGGAGCGCGACGGCCGCTACGATTTCCGGCTTCAGTTTGCGAACTCGGTCTGGTCAAAAGAGGTCAAGAAGCAGCAGGCACTGGCGCGCTATCAGCTTGACCTGCAGAACCCGCTGATCGCGCAGAATCCCCGGGCGCTGTGGCAGGTTACCAGGGACGCGCACGACGCGCTGGGGGATCCGAACTTTGCCGAGCTGGTGCCAGAGCCCCCGGCTCCGGATCTTCCCGTGGATCCGCGCGAGGAGTGGAACCGGCTCCTGCAGGGCGAAGACATCCACGTCAACCCGATGGATAACGACCAACTGCACCTGCAGAGGCACATGCAGGACCTCAAAAAGGCGGAGGCGGATACGCAATGCGATCCGGACGCGATCCAGAAACTTGTCGCGCACTACCGGCAGCACATCCTGCAGCTGCAGCAAAAGAAAATCAACCAGGCGATTGTCGAGCAGGCGGTGAACGCCGTCGCGGGAATCGCCGGCGGCCAGCTTGCGTTCCCGCACGGGCTGTTCGGCGGATCCCGGCCGGTGAAGAAAGGTGACGCCCTGCCTACCGGCCTGCAGGGCAATCCGGCCCAAACGGGCCCGGCGGTCTTCTCCCAGCATCCGGAGATCCAGCATGAAGAATGAGGCCGTTCCCGATGCGACCGGGTTCGCCGTTCCGGAGCCAGACGACATCCGGGAAGCGCGAAACATCGTCGGGCGGCTGACGGAAATGATCGACGCCGGCGATGCCGAGGAGATCTCGGTTTACGTCGCGCGGCGGGACGGTACCTACCTGACCATGCAGAACAGAAACAACGGACGCCATGAGGACGCCGGCCGCATTCTGGAGCTCGCGCTTTTGCGCCTCGGCTTTGTCCAGGTCGAGACGGTGCGGGACATGGTGGACGACGTCGAATAATCCTGCATGAGTAAAGCCAACACCCCCCACTTTGACGACTTGATGACACAGCGCGGCGGCCGCGGCCCGGTCGGTGACAGCCACCCGGGATTTAAGGCACCGGGTACTGCGGGTCCGCAGGCTCGGGGCTCCAAGGTCGCGAACGTGCCCGCGAAAGGCGCGCCCCGCGGATCGATGCCAGCCGGAAAGTGCTGAATTGAAGGTCGGGGTCCAGCCACGGCTCGACGACGTCGACGCGCGTCAATTGTCCGACATGAAGGCGTCGGCCCCCTTTGGCGTGTACCGAAAACGCGTTGAGGCCGAGCTTGAACGCGTCCGGGAGCTGTGCGAGCGCAACGACGGCGCGATGGACATCCACCGGGCCCAGGGCATGGTGGCCGCGCTGCGCACCGTTCTCGCGCTGCCGGACCGGCTGATTACTGAAGCGAAGAGCGCGAAATGAACTGGCCCGAAGTAAGCGCAATTTTGACGGGGACGTTCGGCGTCGTGGCGGGCGCCGTCTTCGTCGTGCGCCTGATTGTGCGCGAGGAAATCCATAGCCTCCGAAAAAGCTTTACAAGCCGCGAACTCGCCGACGAGCGGCACGAGGATCACGACCGCAGAATCGAACTGCTCGAAGGGAAGATGCTCCGATGAATCTTGCAGGATGGATGGCGATCGCGCAGCTGGCGATCAAGGGCGACCAGACAGTCCGCGACGTGCACAAAGCCGTGGTGGTCGCGACGAAGTACGTAAAGAAGGGCGCGCGCAAAACGGCCCACGGCACCGCCGCGGCCGCTAAAAAGGTCACGGGTAACTGACCGGCGTCGAATATACCGGAATGCGCATGTTTATCACCGTCGCGGGCAAGTCCGGCAAGGTTGCCATCAACGTCACACAAATCGCCTTCATCGACTTCCACGACGACGGCACGGCCGCAATCCACATTTCCGGGAACTCGATCACCGTCGGGGAAACCGAAGCCGATCGGCTCAGGCAGATGTTCCTCGAGCCCGACGAACCGGAAGACGGCTATCGATATCCGGACGGTTCCTGCACTCCGATCGCGCAGCCCAATGGACCAACCGCCCCCGTTGGACACCCCGGCCCTTCGGGACCCTCTGGTGACGATCCCGATCCCGAGGCGCAGCCGAACCCTACCCCCGCCGCACCGGTTCCGGCGGCGGAAGACACCGAACAGAACCAGTAAGCAATGCCACTGCTGAATGTGATCGACTACTCGGCGGCCCAGAAGGCTCTCGAGAACGTCGAGAACCAGACCGTGAAGGACATCGGGACGCAGCTGCTCCCGGCGCTGCAGGCGGTCCTGAATGCGACCCTTGCGGGCGCGACGGCGACCATCGAGGAGACGGTCGGCGGGGCGTTGAGAGATTTGACGGCCGAGAGGATGGAGGTCGTCGATCAGGTCCACGGGATTCTGGATCGCCTGAACGGGACGCATCTGGCGTTTACAGCGGGCGGTTTCGAACTGCAGATTCCGGAGCGCAAATGAAGGACGCCCTGAAGTGGCTGTTTACCGATCCGGCGGGCGCGTTTGCGCTCGCCTGCATTGCACTAGGAATTTGCGGCATCACTTGGCTGGTGCTGTTCCTCTGGTTCGGGCCGGGCCCGGCAACGCCGGTCGCCGTCGCGTGCGGTTCGCTCTTCCAGCTCTTTCTGACCAAGATCAGGGCCTGAAGTCGAATAGCCCTGCATGACATCAGCTTCACGACTTACAGCAGTAGCCTTTGTGCTCGGCGCGACACTCCTTCTCGGCGCCTGCAGTCCCGATCAGATAACCTCCAGCCTTGAACTCGCTGTCGACGCCGCGATCGCGGCCGGTCCGGCAGTTGAAGCCGCCGCCGGCGTTCCGGCCGACACTCAGCAAATCGTCGGGGAATACCTCGACGCCGCGGAAACGTGCCTCTCGGAAGCAGCGGCCGCGCTCGATGCCGCGCCGGCCAGACCCTCCGCTACAGCCGCGCAAATCGCCGCGGTATGCTCGGCAACCCTTGAAAAGAGTCCGGCGCTCCCTGCGGGCACTCCGGCCAGTGTGACCGCCGCGGTGAACGCGGTGGCCACCGCGCTCGCAAAATTCCTCGGGTCCGTTCCAATGCCATCGCCGGCGGGGCTTCCACCGTCCGGCGCAAGCTCATTTTTCGCAGCCCAGGCACCAGTGAAAGTGAAGGTCGATCGAAAGCGCCTGACCCGCATCCATTCGAAGCTCTTGGCTCTGAGAGAAAAGCTACACAGATCGAAGCCCCAAACCCGGCTGTCCGTTAGCTTCGCCTAGCCGCGATGTGGCTCTACAAACAGTCGACCGGAGAATTGTTCGCCGGCGCGGAAGAAGGCGTCTCGATCGGCGTACTCGCCGGCACGGGTTACGCGGGCTTCGGCGCCGGAAAGAATAACCCGGAACTGGAGGCGGTGCACTTACTCGGACCGCTCCCGAAGGGCCTTTACCGGTTCGGCTCTCCCGAGGCCTCGCCGAAGCTGGGGCCGCTCGCAATCCCGCTGATTCCGGATGACTCCAACGAGATGTTCGGGCGTTCCGCGTTCTTTCTTCACGCCGATTCGATCACGCACCCGGGCGAGGCCTCCGAAGGCTGCATCGTCATGGCGCGCGATGTACGCCAGCGCGTTTTTGCGAGCGCCGACAAGGACCTCCGGGTAATCGCATGACCAGCGCGGCCGTCCTCCCCTTCCGCAACGTTCCTGACGTCGCGCTTCAGCGCTGCAATTACTGCTCGAAGCGGCGCCGGCGTTTCGAGCTTCGGCGGTTGGCCGGCCACGCGCAGCTGATCTGCGACGACTGCATCGACTGGCACAACCGCGCAGTCGAGTTCCTCGCTGGTTCGGTGCCGCCTGGATGCCAGGAGTGCCGCGCCACGTGGGAGTTTTTGCGCGACTCAACACCCTTCGTCGAAATACGAATGTATGTGGTGCCGAAGGATGGCATTTATCAGCTCCTCTGCGCGGCATGCGTCAGACCTTACCTGCCAAAACGGCAGGATCTCTATCGCGGCACGCAGTTTGGAACAGACGTTTTGAAACTCCCATAAATCACGCATGACCCCAACGGCTACAGTCTCAGCTTCCGGCAACGGCAATGGAGCGACACCCGCGTCGCCCGCGGCGCCAGCCCAACCAGCGGCGGGGGCACCTCCCGCGGCCGCCGCCGCGTCACCCGATGCGGCAGGCCTGCAGAAACAGGTCGATGAACTCCGGGCTCAGCTGACGGAAAAAGAGAACGCGGCGCAGTTCTGGCACGATCGGGCGCAGCAGCATGCGCAGCCGGCCAAACAGGATGCAGCCCCGGCAGCCGACGACGATGTCGACATCCTCGAGCTCATCACCACCAAAGGTTCCAAAGGGCTCGACGAGTACATCGCCAAAAAGGGTTTCGTGCGCGCCGACGAAGTCGATAAGCGTGTCAACGCCAAGGCCACCGCTGTTCAGAAGGAACAGGAGCTGATGGGCCGGTACCCGGGCCTGAAGGACCGGAGCTCCGACTTCTTCAAGCAGACGGCGCTGCACTACGGCACGCTCGTCAAATCCGGAGTCGCCGAAAGCGTGGCCATGGAAGTGGCCGCCGAGCGCACCGAGCTCCAGCTCATGCGCGATGGCAAAATCAAGCCCCCGACCCAGCAGCAGGAAGACCGGGAAGCCGAACGGCGCAGGCGCGCCGCGGCTCAGGCCGGCGACACCGGCAATCGCGGTCAGGGCGGGGACGAAGAGGACGAGGAACTCACGTCCGATCAGAAACAGATCGTGCGAGCCATGGGCATCACGGAAGAGTCCTACAAAGAGCGCGCCAAAAAGGGCGTCGCCATGAAGGGAGTCCGGTAGTCCATGGCATCCCGCAAACATCCCGTTCCCGTCGGCCGAAAGGCCGACCCAGTTCAGCCGATCAACGATCAGGTCCTCGCGGACCGCGAGGCGCGGATCGAAAACGACCGGCGCCAAATCCCCGATCTCGGGCTCGGGCTCGAGGAACCGGAACCCGCCACGGCGGCCGAGTTCATCGACGAGTTCGACAAGAAAGCATTCGGCGAGGATGTACCGACCTACTCGCGTATTGTGTACGGACCGGATCCGCTGTTCGATCAGTGCCCGTCAATGCGCGCCGCGATCGAGAAGATCGGGCTGCATGACTATGCCGAAGTGGTTTTCCGCGAAATCGTGAAGAACCGCGAGACGGCATTCAGCGACCAGATCCTGCAGCGCGGCATCGCGGCCGGGATCAACAAGTTCGGCGTCGAGCAGGTTGCAGACGCTTTCCGGAAGCGGATTCTGAGGATTCCCAGCCGCAGAGTCGAATACGAAGTGGACCGCGACTTCGACTCGGAAGTTGTGGGATCGCGCGTTCTCGACGAGGCCGTCGCGCGGTACGGGCAGCCTGGCATGGCATACAAGTTTCTCTCCGATCGCGTCATCGCACAGCTCGGAATGCGCGGCTACGAAATCGTGAAGAACGAGGCCGGCGAACCGGTGAAGGTCGGCTCGCTGATGATGGGCGAGATCCCGCTCCGGGTCGCGGAACGCCGCCGCCGGCACAACGCCGAACAGGCGCGCGAAGCGATCGACCGTGAAGTCGAAAAGTTTCAGGACGAGGCCGAACGCCTCGCCCAGCAGTCAAGGCATGCGGGCGTGGGCCCGCTCCTGCGCGATGAGCTCATGACCGCGCATGCTTCCGAATCCAAAGCCGCAGTGGGCCAGACCCGTGCCGCCGGATTCCATCTCGAACAGGAGAACCTAACCCGTGTCTAATCCGAATAACCCCTTCGGCTTCCGGCCTATCATTCGCCTCGGCGGCTCGCCTTTCTCGGTTGCCGAGTACGGCAAACCGGTGGGGGACTCCAATGCGATCTACGCGTTCGATCTGGTCGGATTCGCCACCGGAACGGCGCCATCGCTGCCGGAAAACACGAACTACAAGCTGCCGATCATCCAGACGGGCTACCAGCTCACCCCGGGCACATCGCTCTACGTGGGGGCCACGCTTGCATATGGCGCGGCGTCGACGGCAACCGTTCACCCGGTCACCGACGAGCCGGACGTGCTGTACATCGGCCAGCTGAAGACGGGCACAACGTACTCGACCACCTCTCACGCTCACCGCAACGCGAATGTCAGCCAGACCACCGCGGGCTCGACCACGACCAAGCAGAGCGGCCTTGCGATCGACGGGGCGGGCATCGCGACGACCTCTTCGCTCGACCTGCGAATTCGCGGGATGTACATGAGCCCGCCCAACGCCGAGGGTGACTCGGCGATTCTCGAAGTCACCATCAACAAGCACGCGCTCGGCCTGCAGACCGCCGGCGTGTAAAACCGCAACCAAGGAACCGGAAACGCTATGTTTATCCGCACACTTTTTCCCGACCTCTACCTGGCAAACATGCTGCCCGCGATCGACGAGGTCGTCATGACCAAGTACTCGCGTTACCCGGACGAGTTCAGCGAGGTCTTCCGGCTCGAGAGCAGCTCGCGCTCGATCGAGCAGACCGCCGAGGTCACGGGCTTCGCCCAGTTCGCGGTGGTGCCGGAAGGCGACACCACACGCTATGACGAGGCGCTGCCGGCGTTCAACAAGACGTACACGCACGCGCAGTACGGCCTCGGCTTCAAAGCCACCAAAGTGGCGATGGACGACGACCGTTTCGGTGTTGTGCGCAAGCTCTCCACCGAGCTGGGCCGGTCGGCCAAGGAAACAGTGGAAGTCGCGGGCGCCGCGGTTTTCAATAACGGTTTCGGGGATACGGGCCCCGATGGCGTTTCGCTCTTCAGCACGGCGCACCCGCTGGTGGGCGGCGGCACACAGACCAACAAACTCTCCTACGCGACGGATCCGGACGTGACGAGCATCGCGCTCGCACTGACCGACATCCGGCAGACGAAGGATCATCGCGGCAAAAAGCTCCGGATTCCGCCCAAGAAAGCCATCTTCCCGCCGGCGCTCGAGTTCATCGGGGCGGAGCTGCTCGGCGGTGCCGATCGGTCCGATACCGGCAATCGCGCGATCAACGCGTTCAAGCGCCGCTCGGGAATGCCCAGCTTCGATTCGTGGATGGTGTGGGATTACCTGAGCGACTCGAACGCGTGGTTCATCGAGTGCGAGAAGGAAGACACTGAGCTCCGCTTCTACTGGCGCGAACAGTTCAACACCGTGCACGACATCGACTTTGATTCTCGATCGGTGAAGACCGCCGGCTGGATGCGTTTCAGCGTCGGCTACAACGGCTTCTACGGCATCTACGGCGTCCCGTCCAGCTAGCGGACGCGGCGGAAGGGAATTTAAGGGATTGACTCCATGAGCCTGTTTGCCGGCAACACACCAAAACCCACGCGCTTCCGGCTTCTTCGTGTCGACCCGCGCGGCACGCTTGGCCAGGGGCACGAGCCGGCGGTCGGCGCCGGTGCGGACATTCCGCTCGTCGTGCACGTGCCATCCACCCAGACCGTCGATTGTTTCGACATCAGCACCGCGGCGGATGCGCTGCTCTTCGGCATTGACCTGTCCGGCAACGTGACGCAGTCCGGCGTCGTAACGGCGAAACAGTTTGTTGTCCAGGTCGCCGTCACCTCCGCCCAGCTGAAGGCGATGTTCGCCGCTCCGGTGTCGCTAATGGCCGCTCCGGGCGCGGGCATCGGGATCGTCATCGATCAGATCCTGTTCGAGATGAAGCGGACCGCGACGGCGTACGCCAGCGGCGGGACACTCCAGTTTCAATATCACACCGCCGCCACGGTTGTGCATCAGGGCACCATCCCGGCATCCCGGTTAACGACCGCCGGCGCGGCCAATACCCTCGACGCACTGCTGGCGGGCACGCCAACGAATTCAAACGTGATCGCGATCAACGACGGGATCGACATCACGAACAACACCGGAGCCTTCACAACCGGCACCGGCACCGCGATCGTCACCATTTTCGGCACCTACCTGACCCTGGGATAAGCGGATGAGTGCTTTCGTTAAGTCACTGCTGCGGAATATCATTTCCGCGGCTTCCTGCACGTCCGGATCCACGACGACTTCCACCGTCCGGCAGGATTTTCTCGGCAAAGGAATCAGGCTCACCATCACCGTTTCCGGCGCCACCGCGACGGGGACGACGGACTTCCTTTATCTCTGCGCCGTTGCTCCGGCCACACCGACCGCCGCTCTCCCGCTTGTCGGCTTCTCGGCGGCGAACATGCTCTCTGTCAATGGGACTTACTTCGCAGATTTCTACCCGGGAGCCTGGCTGCCTCCGGCCGTGGCATCGGGATCCAAGCTGCTCGGCATTGCCGGCGTGAACGTCGGCCGCGCCTGGGCTGTGCAGGTCGTGATGGGCAACGGCAATTCGGCTACGATCACTGTCGATGCGGAGACGCTTCCGTGAGTCGCTTCCTGCGCGCGATCGCAATTCTGGTCGCGGCGGCTGCCTCCCTCGCAGCTCAGTGCCCGCAGGGCTATTCACCGCAGAACGGTAGTTGCCTGCAGGCGTCCACGCCGCTCTATGTTCCGCAGGTACCCGGCTCAGTCGTGGTGTCATTCTTCGGAAACTCCGCCAGCGCCGCGGTGAACCTGTTCGGCGGCAACGCCACTGCCGGCTGCAGCTCGGGCGCGGCCGCCGGCAGTTACTGGCCCACCGAGGGTTACTTCCGGAGCGCAACCCTGACGACCAGCGCGACAAACGGAAAGTCCGCGATGCGCGGAAACATCGATGTGGACTGTTCCGGCAACGTCAACGGATCGAACGGACCATCGCCGGGCGGCGTCATAGTACCCCCGCTCGCCTCGGCCGGCGGCTTTACTTCGGCTACGGATTTTTACCACGTGAGCCCGGGCAGCCAGTCCGCTTTCGGGTGGACTGTCGGCAACGGAAGCGCGACCGCCGCGAACGTGGTCGCAGGCGCAGTTGAATTTGTGGATGCAGCCGGGCAGGCCGCGACCATTCTCCCGATGGTGGGAATGACCGTGACCGCCAGCACGACCAAGTATGGAGGCCCGTTCGGAAATTGCTGCGGCGGTGGCGGAGAACTGGGTCAGTCAATGCCATTCCCGATCGCGGGAACGATCAGCTCTCTTGTGGCCTGTTCGGACGGCACATCCCCGACTAATAGCGAGACCCTGACCGTCGATGTCAGCGCCTCACCGAGCAGCCTCACAGTCACTCTGCCGGGCGGCTCTGCCGGGAGAGGGTGCTATGTGGATTCGACCCACTCCATCGCCGTCACAGCTGGCCAGTATCTCACCTGGTCCGCGACAGCAGGCAGCGGAACGGTTTCCAATTTCGTGTGGGTTGCAGTGAAGTTTGTCCCGGCCTCCGGGACGAGCACGATCGTGGGCGGCTCTGCCTATACGGCGCCAACCACTACGGTCAACTACTCCACAGTTGGATCGACCGCCGACACAAATACCCTGGCCAACGCAGAGGTGGCCATGCCGATTTCCTGTCTGGCAGCGAATCTGTACGTCACTCTAACGGGGAGCTCGGCCACGGCCGACATATTCACGCTTTACAAGAACGGCGTTGCGACTGCGCTCACCGGGAGCCTTGTCAGCGTCTCCGGCGCGCAGGCGGTGGATACGACGCATACCGTTAGCTTTGCAAAAGGGGACCTGGTGACCCTCGCGAAATCGACAGCGTCCGGCACTGGCGCGATACCTGGAGGCTTCGCTTTCTCGTGCAATTAACGGCGCCCGGCCCTCTCTGGTATACGGCCACCCTCGTGAACGCCGTAAACAGCGGCTCGGCCGTGATCGCTTCGTTTTCCGTGGCCGATGCATCCAGCGGGGCACATAACGGACTCGCGCTCGATGGGGTGACCCCCCAGCAGTACCTGGACGTTCAGCTCGATCCGGCGGATCCCATGAGATCCATAGCGAACGCACTCATGACGCTTCTGATCGCGGAATACGGCGGGATCGAAGCCCTGCTCGCGGCGTGCATTTCACAGCGGGTCCCTTTCAAATTCCTCAGCTAGTCGAATAGCTCCTCATGACCTGGGGGCAGCTCAGATTCTCTCTTCAGACCTCCGCGCCGGGCGTGTCGCTCGACCTGATCGACGAGTTCCTCAACACCACGTACGAAGAGATCCTCGAGGCCACCGACTGGCAAGGCGCGAAATACCACGCCACGATCCAGACAACGGCCGCGTATCAGTCCACCACCGACAGCGTCACCGCGACGATCGGCAGCAGTTCGGTCACCGGTACCGGGACCGCCTGGAGCTCCGGACAGATCGGCCAGAAGTTCTACATCCCTGGTGACGCTGTGATCTACACCATCGCCAATGTCTCCGGCGTGGGGGCACTGACGCTCGACCGAGGCTACGAGGACAACGGCGTCGACGCCGGCGGAACTGTTTACTCCGGCAAGCCCTACGTCTTCATGCAGAACGTTTACACGCTGCCTTCCGACGTGCGGAGTATCGTAAGCGTCCTCGATCCGGTGAGCAGTTTTCCCCTCAACGGAATGTCGAAGGACCAGCTTGACCAGTCAGCCGGGCCGCGAACACTGGTGAACGATCCGGACAGCTACGCGCCGATCGAGGACTCGAGCGAGTCGTCGCCGCCGGCACTGAAGCAGATCGAGTTCTTTCCCCCGCCGCTCCACGCGCGCGGCATGGTCGTCGAGTACGTCCATTTGGGCGTCTTTTTCGACGGGACGAGCACGAGCGGATCCCCGCTGCCGTTTGTGTCGAGCTCCGTATTGCTTGACGGCGCCCGCGCGAAGATCTTCCTTCACCTGGAAAGCGCGCTAAAGGCGGATCGCTATCAGCGGGCGTTCGAGAAAGGGCGTGACCGGATACTCCTCGTCGAACACGCGCAGCGCCGGGTTAAGGTCGCAACGCGCATGGCGCCACGGTTCACGCGTCACAGACTTGAGAGGGCGTCGCGCGGCAACAACAACAACTGGGGACCGGGCGCGGGCGGCCCGTCGTAGCGCATGCAGCTCTCCGCGATGCAGGCCCTGTGCTCCCAGCGGCTGAACGAGGCTTCGGGAGCCGCGTACTATCCCACTGCAGAAATTACGGCCGCCATCAACGAAATGTACCGGTTTTTCGTACTGCTGACGCTTGGCCTTGAAACGACGGCGAGCTGGACGCCGGCGACCGGTACGACGTTCTTCCGGATGCTGACCGCTTTCAGCGACTGGATCGCGCCGCTCCGGATCACCAACGCCGCGGGCCAGAAGGTGCGGCCGGGCCGCCTTGAGGACCTGTCCTCACTCGATTCGGCCTGGGTATCCTCCGCAGGCTCCCCAACGCGCTACGTCGCGCTGGGCGTCGATCTGGTGGGTCTGTACAAGCAGCCCGCGATCTCAACGACCCTGAAGATCACGTACGCCAAATCCCCGGCCGCGCTCTCCGGAGGCACTGACGTTCCCCTGATCCCGGCCGAATACCATCCAAAGCTCGTCGACGGCGCGATCTACCGCCTCAGGCAGGTCGAAGGCGCGAGCGAGTTCGCTAAGACCAAGCCACTGATGGACGGTTTCCTCGACGCCGCGACGGCCTACGGCAACTACGTCCGGGCCCGGAACCTTGGGAGCCGCTACGACAAGGTGCCGTTCGAGCTCGAAAAGTTCGACCGGTCGAAGCTTTACAAGTTCCGGCCGGACCTGACGCCGGCGCGCGTGGTGAAGGACGTCGATGCTTGACACCGCCAGCTGCGTCACCGATGCCGTCTACAGGCTGGGCTTCGAGAATTCGAGCGAGCTGACCAGTTCGAGCTGGGTTACTCAGGCCGAGCTCTACCAGTTTGCCGACGATGCCGTCCGCAAGCTTGCCTGGAAGCATGGCCTATTCATTGTTTACGACAACACGATCAGCGTGACCGCCGTCGCTGGCGCAGTCTATACCCTTCCGGCCGCCCACGTGTTCACGCTGCTTGCCTGGCTCGCCTATAGCGGCGGCCCGGTGCTCCTGCGACTGACCACAGTGCGGGATCTTTGGGCGCTCGATGGTGCCTGGCCGGCTGCTGCGGCCGCGCCGCCCGTTCGCGCCTCGCTCGATGCCGGCGCGGTGGGAACGATCACGCTCTACCCTCCCCCGAACGCGTCGTCCACACTCTGCCAGGTCTGCCAGGAAGCACCATCGACCGTCGCCAGCGGCGCATCGACGATTCAGTTGCCGCTTGTGCTGCAGGATTACTTCACCTACGCGATGCTCGCCGGCGCGCGAGGCAAGGAATCGGACGCGGCCGTTCCGGAAATGGCGGCTCATTACCGTGAACGCGTCGCGATGTACGAGGCCGTCTTCGACCATCTTTGGGGACCGGGCCAGTAAACCGCCGTCGAATCCACCAGAGAGAGGAAAATCCCATGCACTACAAGAACGGCCGCGAGGCCAAAAACGGCGATAAGGTTGTCCTGTTCCCGAGCTACGGCCCTCCTGCGGTCGGCATTCTCTATGACGCCGTCGCAGGAAATGACTATTGCAACGGCCGCATTGCGCCCATCAGCCCCGGCGACCCCTACCCAAACCTGAAGGAAGTTCTGCACCTCGACGACGTGAAGGCAGCGCTGCCGCTTGAAGTTCCCGACACCACGGCCCCGGCTCAGGAAGCTCCCGAACCCAAGACACCCGCCGCGGCATAGTCGCCCGTGCCCTACGAGCGCAAATCGATCCAGATCCTGGGCGGCAGCTTCAACATGCTGCCGCCTGGGGACAAGACGCCGGTCACCGACTATCTGCTCGCGCAGAACTGGCGCGCGGACCGGACGGGCAAGCTCGTCTCCAGATACCCGTATTCCCCGAAATTCTCAATCAGCGGCGCGGGCCTCGCGCACTCCGCCGCGCTCGATGGCGGCATTCAGAGCGGGCCCTACTATGTCGGCTGCAATGACAGCCTGACCACGCCAACCGGAAGCCTCTACTTCAATTTCGTCTCGACTGCGATCGCAACCGGCTTCGACGGCAACCGCATCGCCATGTGCCCGATGAACGGCTGGATGTGGGTCATGAACCGGGCCAAGCAGGGCCGGCACAACGTGAACGCATCGCCAGCCTGGCAAAACTGGAACCTCGCCGCTCCCTCGAAGTCGATATCGAGCGCCTCGGCTTCGGCTCCTTCGCCCTCGACGTCGGTCACCTACTCGTATACGGCGGCCGGCACGGTCGGCACACAGCACTTTCTGACCGTCGCGGGCGTCGCATACAACGTTTTCGAGACATCCGGGATGACGTCGGCGCAGCTCGCTCAGGCGATCGCGCAGGCCGCGCAGAGCGATCCAAACTGTTCGGTGACTTACTCGGGATCCGGATCGAGCGTTGTGATTGCGCCGATCCCGTCGAACGTGATCCTCCAGGTAACTGGCTCAGATTCGAACACGACGACCAATCTCGCCAAGGGCAGCGTCACGAGCCTGCCCAACGGCACCTACCAGTACTACTGCACGTTCGCGACGATCGACGATACGCTCGAATCGAACCCGGGCCCGGTGTCGGCCGCGGTCGCGCTTTCTTCTCAGGCCGCGGCGCTCACCGGCGTCCCCACCAGCGGGGATGGTCGCGTCGGCAAGCGGAATATCTACGCAGCCGGCGGCACGCTCGGGCAGCCCTATCTGGTCGGAACGATTCCGGATAACTCGACGACTTCGATCACAATCTCGACCCCGGACCTGCAGGCCACCAACAACGGCGTCGTGATGCCGACGCAGAACGATGCTCCGCCGGCCGCGGCGGGAATGATCGGACCGCACTTCTCGCGACTGTTTGCCTGGTCGACCGCTTCCGCGCCGCACCGACTCTTCTACACCCCATCCGACGAGCCGCAGTACTGGCCGGGCTCTGCGGATCCGTCCGATGGCAACTGGATAAACGTCGGCGATGAAGGCGAGGCAATCCTGTGGTGCACGATCCACGGCAACACGCTGGTGATTTACAAAGAACGTTCGATCTGGATGCTGGTGGGCGACCCGTCGACTGGCTACTTGCAGCAAGTT